AAATGTTACCTTTGAACTGCGGAAAAGCGGTACTGCAATACGGACTATAACTTATCCTGTTTACGTGGCAAATCAACCATTTACTTTTGACTTATCCGTAGGCACTCAAACTATTGCGACAAATAACACTTTTACTGTTGTGATAATTGGGCATTCATCTGTAACGATTGGAGGTGGAGATATGAAGATTAACACACCAGGCACGGCATATACTTTTAATACTTACACCGATAATTATTTATATCAATAATGGCAGATCCAGTTAAAGCAGAAGGTTTAGTCATAGCGTACACAGTGGGTAGTGATATTTACCCGTTAGCCTGTGCTAAAGACGCATCTATGACTATTACACGTGATATGCTTGAACTTGCTCCGAAATCAAATAATACACATAGGCAATTCATACCTGGGAAAAGAGCATCAACAATAACGGGGTCAGGACTTGTGAAGATTGTCGGCACTAATCAACACGGGATAGATTTCTTTGAGGACTTACTCACAACTGTTGACACAAAATATACTGCCTATCTTGATATTATTGATCCTCAGAATAACTATCGTGTTTATCAGTTTCAATGTTATGTTACTGAGGTTTCTTATGATTCCACGGTGAATAATTTTGCTCAGTATAACTATTCATTGCAGGTCACGGGTGGATTTACGGAGTTGACTGTGATTGATACCTATACAGTGGCATCTGGAACAATTACGGGTCGTTCAACTGCAACACATAAACTTGTAGCGGTTGGCTATGGTGGGAAATGGTATTACAACTACACTGTGAGCGCAGGGCCAGTAATAACGCTTGGAACTGCTTTGAATGGTACTTCAGTCGTTGCAGCTTATATAACATTATAATATGTCAGAACATAATTTAAAAACAATTCGTAAGGGTGACACATGGAGCATGGACTTGTCATTTTATGAAGAACCCTGCGAAACAACGCCAATCAACGTGAGTAGTTGGACTTTTAAACTCATGGCTAAGAACGCAGCAGGAGTTACGCAATGGACTTGGAGCAATGCGGATTTTGTAGCAGGGGCAACAACTAATCAACGGATTGTTACACTTACTGCCGTTACTACGGCTACTTATGTTGTAGGTGAGTATGCCTATGATTTACAAGTGACTAAGGCTGATGGAGTTTATACCTATATGACTGGTTTTGTAATAGTTGAAGACCAAATAACATCGTAATGACTATAAAAGTAACATATAATGTAACCGATGTTTATGTAACGCAGGATGTTTCGCCTGTTTATATAAATGTCTCATATAGTGGTAGCAGTGGCGGTGCAGCAGTTTGGGGTTCTATTACTGGAACGCTTTCGAATCAGTCGGATTTGCAAAATGCCTTGAATGCTAAATTCGATGACCCAACGGGTACAACCTCACAATACCTTCGTGGTGATGGTACTTTGGCTACGTTTCCTGCGATTCCAAGCGGTACGGTCACATCGGTAGGACTTACTATGCCAAGTGCATTTAGTGTTGCCAATTCGCCTATAACGAGTTCGGGAACACTTGCGGTGACGGGTGCAGGAGACACAACACAATACATTGCAGGTGATGGTTCTTTAGTGGCGTTCCCTATTACGGGACAAGCAGATACATTGGTTAGAGAGGTTCGTAATGTAACGGGTGCGACACTCACAAAGGGAACGGTTGTTTACATAAATGGTGCGAGTGGCAATAAGCCAACTGTGGCGAAGGCATTAGCAACGGGTGATGCGACATCTGCGCAGACATTCGGACTTATTCAAGCAGATATAGCGAATAATAGTAATGGGTATTTAGTAGCTTTTGGTGATTTGGATGGGTTGAATACATCGGCATTTGCTGAAGGGGTGCAGTTGTATTTAAGTGCAACAACGGCAGGTGATTACACAAGCACAAAGCAATACGCTCCGAATCATCTTGTCTACATAGGTGTAGTAACAAGGCAGCACGTCAATCAAGGGCGCATTGAGGTACGTATACAGAACGGCTACGAAATGGATGAGCTGCATGACGTATCTGCACAAACACCATCTAACAATGATGGGTTATTCTACAATAGCACCAATTCGCTTTGGGAGAATAAAAGCATCGCAACGGCATTAGGTTACACTCCTGCAAACGCTGCTACGACATTAACGATTAACGGGGTGACTTACGATTTGAGTACCTCACGGACTTGGACAATTTCAGCAGGTATTTCGGGAAGCGGTGCGAGTGGGCAGGTATCCTATTGGGATGGGACGACATCACAGGCGGGAAGCAATAATCTGTTTTGGGATAGTGCGAATGTGAGGTTAGGGGTTGGAACGAATGCGCCTGTTCATACACTTGACATAATGCGTGATGGTATTGGAGCATATTATTCATCACGAACTTATAGAAATAGTAACTTTGCAGGAGGTTTTACATTCCTACACGCAAGAGGTACAAGTTCTTCTCCTCTTTATTTGTTAGCAGGGGATAGACTTGCATCTATATTTTTTAAAGGATATGATGGAACAACGGCAAATGATGGTAATGGTGCATCCATAGAAAGTTTTGCAGCAGCAAATCATTCTTTTACAGAAACTACTGCTGATTTAAGATTTTCAACAACAGGCGCAGGATTAAGTGTTACAGAAAACATGAGGCTCACATCTACTGGTAGATTAATGCTCCAAAACGGAGGCACATTCACCGACTCAGGCGAACGCCTTCAGGTGACGGGGACGATGAAGGTGACGGGGAATTTAAGTGTTGTTGAAGGTAGTCAGTTGCAATGGGCAGGCTCAAGAGAATATTTGATTGGGGGTGGTGGTAGGGCAACGATGGTATTAAATCAAGGAAGTAACGGTTTAGGGTATGCTTTAACTTTTACAATAAGCGGATTAAACCAAACAAGTGGAGTAGGAGGTGGGTTAAATATTAACCCAACAATAAATCCCACATCTGGCACTGGCGTATTTACATTGATAAATCTTGCACCCACCATCAACCAAACAGGAGGTGCAAATGGAATAACTCGTGTATTGTACGTTAACCCTACACTTACAAGTGCTGCTGACTTCAGAGCGATAGAGACAACTAATGGTAAAGTAATCTTCGGCAATTTGCCAACATCATCGGCAGGATTGCCAACTGGAGCAATATGGAACGATGCAGGAACAATTAAAATAGTATAAATATGAAATCAATTAGTCCTTTCGCAGTATGGTTCAACGGAGCAAACGTTGATGCCGAGTATTTTGCAATGAAATCAATAGACGATAACCTTGAAGACCAAGCGCAATTTTATTGGCAGCTATTCGCCAAAACTCAGGATGCTGAAGGTAATGATATCGTAGGTCAGGCATTGAGTCAAGGTAACCTCACTATGGTAAATCCAGATTACACAGATTGGGGAAATCAAGGTGGTTCTGATATTAATAATTGGGCGTATACTTGGGCAGCTAATCTGTTGAACATAACGATAATATGAGGATAAACAAATCCTTAATTACTTATCAGCCTTCGTCAGGAGCTGGTAGTGGTACGGTGACATCCGTGGCATTGTCGGCTCCTACGGGTTTTACTGTGAGCGGGTCACCTATCACCACATCTGGAACGCTAACCTTAGCCTTTACAACGGGGTACGGCATCCCTCCGTTGATGACGGGTAATAGTGGCAGATTCCTCACCACCAATGGCACGACAATGTCATGGGTAAGCATCACGGGAACTGATGTAACGGGTGCTGCAATCAGCACATCTAACGATACCAATATTCTCATAACTGCAAGTGGTAATACTACCAATGCCCTTCTGAGGACAATGACACTCACCGCAGGATGGACAGGTCAATTATCAGTTGCAAGGGGTGGAACGGGGGCAGCAACACTGACAGGAGTGGTCATAGGCAATGCTACTTCAAATATGACTGCGGTTGCAGGAACGGCAGGTCAATTCCTTCGCAGGAATACGGCCAATACTGCATATGAGTTTAGGACTTTACAGGGCGGAGACATCGCAGGAAGTGAGTTAACGAAAACGGATGACACCAATGTAACCATCTCACTTGGTGGCACTCCTGCATCGGCATTACTTCAGCCTGTAAGCCTTACGCTTGGTTGGACGGGGCAACTTGCCGTTGGTCGTGGAGGAACGGGAGCAAGTACGCTTACGGGTGTACTAATCGGTAACGGAACAAGTGCGGTCACTGCGGTAAGTGGTACTGCGGGTCAGTTACTGCGTAGGAACGCAGGGAATACGGCTTATGAGTTCTTCACGGCATCATTGCTAACTGGCAACGGCACTGCTAATTTTGTGCCTATTTGGACATCATCAACTAATATTCTTGATAGTCCGCTTTCTTTTGTGAGCAGTGAGGCTAATTTCGGCAGTAATAAGTTGGTGGCAGGTAATACATCTGCTCCTAATGGGTCGATAATGTTGCAGGATAACTACTCAACAGGTCATCTTGGAAACATTGGTACGATGTACTCAGGTGGAAATCTAATGCTTGGGTATTGTGTTACACCTTCAACATCATCCGCAACGGCATTCCTTTCGGCTACGGGATTGACTGACTTTACAAGATCAGCCATTGTGCTTGGTACTGATGTAAGCATTTATACAGGCGCAGCACAGACTGTTGCAGTAGGTTCATCGGTTACCATGTCTGAGCGGTTTAGGATGGAGAATAACGGCAGATTAAGACTCAATGCATATACATCCTCATTGTCATTTACGGGCATCGCAGCAGGTTATTTAGCCTTTACAAGCGGTGGTTACATTATCACTACTGCCACCCCAGGTGGTGTATCGGGTACGCAGGATTACTTAGCCAAGTTCGATTCAACGGGTATTGCGGTGGGTAATTCACGAATTGTAGACAACGGTACTAACTTCCTGCTTAACTCCGCATCGGCTTATGTTACAGGCTTAAATCTCATCGGAGATATAGGCATTCAGTCCGCATCAAGTCAGGCATCTTCAATTCTTATGAGGAGTAACCAAACGCCAACAAGCGGAACATCAATCGGAATAATTGATTCGTACGCAATAACTACGGGTTCAACGTACACACTATCGGCAGGAATAGATTTCAGAGCCTCACAAAATTGGAACTCCACTTCAGCAGGAACTGATATCTTTGTTCAGACGGCACCTGATAACACTATTGCTCCTGCGGATATGTTTGTATTTCTAAATAATGGAGCGGTGCGGTTTATCGGGAGGACTTCAAACCCTATCGGAGCAGCAGCAGGAACGATGTATTATAATAGTTCTGCAAATAATATGAGATATTATAACGGAACTTCTTGGATTACTTTTTAACTTTGTATAAACTAAATTACTATGACTTACAAAGACCTCATTGAAACTATGCAGCAATTGGTTCACAATATCGGAAACCAAGAAACTAAGACTCAAAAGAAACTACTCGCAATTCATGGTAAACTGAAAAAGCATTACGAAGTTTACGAAGAATTGCTAAACGATATCAGACTTGAAAATGCAATGACTGAAGAGAATGGAGCCTTGATTTTGGATGACAAGGGTGGTTATAAGTACAATAAGGATGGTCAGAGGAAGATGTATAAAGAGATTAAGGAATTACTCAATAAAGAGTTCAATTATGAACAGATTGAAGTAATAAATACAAAAGGACTTGAGGAGCATATATATTTAAAACATTTTACCACAGGTATAAATTTTATTGAAGACAATGAGTGAGATGCAGTTCATAATAGATCGGTTGGAGGCAATTGATTCTAAGTTTGATGAGAAATTGGATAAAATTCTCATTCAGACTACGAAAACCAATGGTAGGGTTTCTGGCTTGGAGAATTGGAAAAGAGGCGTTTCCAAAACGATATGGTGGGTTATGGGTATACTTGGTGCAATATTTGCTTTATTAATTCAAAAATATCTATTATGAGTGGTTTATTCAGTCTAAACAAACGTGATGCCATTAATGGTCTTATCGTTGCCTTCCTTTCTGCGGCTCTCACAGGCACATTGGCTGCCCTTGATGCAGGTGAACTGCCTTCTCTTGATGCTTTAAAATCTGATGCGTTATTCGGCTTAAAAGCAGCAGGTGCGTACCTTCTTAAAAACCTTTTCACGAATTCTCAGGATAAATTCCTTGTGGGTGAAAAATAGTTTGTTGATTGTAGTTGTTATGGTTCTGGTTGGGTGCAATCCTGTTCGATTCGTTCTACGGGATGCACCTTCCTTTCGTATTGTAGCTGACGAGGTAATAAAACGTGGCTACTGCTTAAATGATACTACTTACATACATAGTAGTGATACCCTTGAAGTTCACGATACAACTACAATGGTGTACGTTGATACCACTATTGTGAATGATACTACTTACCTATGGGAAACAAAATTTCAAACTATAACCAAAACACTTACAATTCGTGATAGTATTAAATCCGTGGTGATTGATTCTGCCCAGGTCAAGGTTCTACGCAGGAACTTACAAGACACTGAAATAAAGCTATCCGCTGCGTTAAAAGACCAGAAAGGTCTGAAAAAGATAATGTTTTTAATGGGTGGTGGTTCGTTACTATTTTTCTTATTATTATTTAAATTGAGATGAATAATAAAGTACAACAGATATTGTCTTTTTTAGGGTCATTCTTGATTATAGGACTTGCATTATACATATTTATAATGCTGATGGAAAGGGAAATGCCTGAGTCAAACAGAGAATTACTTATTGCATTTGTATCAGTATTGTTCGGGGCAATGGCAGCATCAATGAAAACAATTACAGGTGGAAGAGATGACAACTGAAAAACTTGGATGGTTTGATTACGTTTTAATAGTCGTAGTCTTTATAATTGTAGTGGTATCACTTGGCGGACTATTTACTTTTTACAAAAATAAGGAAGTAAAATCTGACACATTGCTTATTGAGAAAGTGGAAACACACGAAATCAGACTAAATAGGATTGACACTTTACACATGAAATACATAAACGAAAAATAATATGCAACTTTCAGCACATCTTTCAGTCGCAGAGTACATAAAAAGTGATACGGCAAAACGTAAACAAATCAGCAATGAAATGACTCCCGCCCATTTGGAGAATGCCAAAATACTTGCTGCAAAGATATTTGAGCCTATTAGAGTCCATTTCGGTAAGCCTATATACCTTTCATCTGGGTATCGCAGTGAGGCTCTCAATACTGCGGTTGGTGGCAGTTTGACATCTCACCATTGCATGGGCATGGCGATGGATTTAGACCAAGACGATAGAGGCACAGGCGTAACCAATAGGATGGTATTTGACTTCATAAAAGCCAATCTGAACTTTGACCAACTTATTTGGGAATTCGGAACTGACCAAAACCCCGATTGGGTTCATGTTTCCTATGTTGGCGCAGGAAATCGCAAACAAGTTCTGAAAGCCGTAAAGTCGGGTAACTCTACAAAATATATTCCTTATTAGGATTTTCGGGAAATCTGCGGAACTCAACCTTAGGAAAGTAGGAATCAAAATGATCTGCTTTTATCCATTGGTCTTTGTAGCGGAATTTTAAGCCGTCTTTATAACGCCATAGTACGTTATAGCGGTTTAATTTTGCATCAATGTATTGTTTTACATTACTACTTATCGTAACGTTGCGCATATCCATCTTTTACCATTTTGTCGTTAATATTGCCAATTTTTACGACTGGCCTTCCGTACTTATCAAGTCCTGTGGACTCAATGGTGAACTCTGGTGGTAGCATCTGCATGAGTGCTACCTTGGAGACCTTGCCTTCTTCCGTGTTCATCTCTGGCGCATTAATTCCCGCAAGTCTGCAATTAGCGGTGTAGGTCAGTCTAAATCCAAGATCAATGGTCAGATTCACTGTGTCACCGTCTACGACTCTGTTTAGTTTTGCTTTGTAGGTGTACATATTAGTAATTTAAAACTTGTTGAATAAAATCCTTTGTCTCATCGCAATGCCAAGAGTGTTGCAATTCCCAATCCCTTTCTCTAACCCATTTTTTGCAGCTTTCTAAATCATCAAACCAATGTATATCATTATACATATTCTGCATTAACTCATCTATCTCATCAGTATTTTGACAACTTTGTAAGGCATCGCAACCACTACAACTTCCAAAACCAAATATTAAAATACCATATTTACCATCATTGTATAAAAGCACTCTTGAATCCCCTTGGTAATCATCATCATCTACTTGAATTAAAATTTTCCCGAATTCTTTTAATATAATTTCATAATTGCCCTCGCATAAAAAAAAATCAGGGAATAATTCAATTGCTTTTTTCATTGTTTTGTGTTTTAAGTTTTTCCAGATAAATAATCGAATCCATCAATTCTTCTTGCAAGTGCGTAAGCCACTCCGCATAAGACAAGTCATCTCGCTCCATTGTCGTGCCGTACTTCTTAATCCCAACTTGGCTGCGGTTGTACATCTTTCGGATGACTGATGCCACTATCGGGTCGCTTTGTTCGTAGGTTTCAAAGTCCATTGGTGTAAATTTTCATATAATCATTAAAGTCAAGTAGTTTCATTTGGTCTCTATCACATCTTACGCAAAAATCAGCATAATTATGTGACTGCTCCTTCTCCATTTCTTTGGCTTCCGCGATGTCAGAATAATACAATGTACCATAATCGTGAAACTTTTTAACCAAAAAGTCTACTGCTGTTTGTTGTGCCATGTTATTTGTTTTATAAGTTAAAAAAATAGTAGTAAATGAATAGTTAATACAACTAATAAAAAGACTATTATACCGAATAAAACCTTGATTTCTTTGTCCATGTTATTTGTTTTAATCTAAAGCTACCGGATAATAAAAACTCGCATAGTTAATCTCCATATTCGCCTTCTTTGTAGTCGTGTAACAAGCCTTACACTTGTGAACATACCCATCAGATGGTGAGCGACTTCGAGGAAATGCTGCATAGTCCTTCATCTCGCCACAACCTGCACAGGCTTTCTGACCTTCTTTATGCGGTCGCTGAGGCTTTGCTTTGCCTTTGCGGTATAAGGCTTGACACTTCTTACATTGAGAGTTTAAGCCTCCTTTAAAATAGGATTTAACGCAGTATTCTGATAGCGGTTTCTCTTTTTTACATTTAGTGCAGTTTTTCATAATGTACAAGCTTGAATATAATCTTGCCTTTGATGTTGAAACTCAATCTGCTGCCATCTGCACCCATGTGCATCAAGTAATGCCTCCCAAACTTCCTCCCAAAATTCTTTCTCCTTGCTATGTTGATGAAGTAAGCATATAGCTGATTCGGCTGCGTTGAATGATAGGTTCATATATATGTAAATCTGTTCTGCTTTTTGTTTTGGTGTCATTTAATTCAGTTTTAAGCAATGTGGGCATATTGAGTGCTGCCTACCCATTGCGGTGATTGTATAGTATTTTCGACAACTACGGCATTTAATCCAGAATGTTTTAATCATTTTCATAACCCAATGTTTTTCATATGCTGAATAATCTCATTGTCATTCTTGAGTGATATCTGATCTTCAACACCACGTAGCGCATGGATTACTGTTGTGTGGTGCTTGATACCTGGGGCAAAGAATGCACCGATATCTTTCAGTTTCCAATGGCATCGGTAATACAAGTAATATGCCAATATAGAACGGATAACGACTATCCCCCTATCTCTTCTGCGGACACGTAAAGTCTTGATGTCGCAATTGAAATAGGTTAATACTCTTTGAATTACGTATTCGGATGTGTTCATCCTTGCTGATTCACGGATGCCAGGTAGTACGTATGGACTTACCATATATGAGGGTCATTTTCGGTTACTCTGCCAACAATTGCTAATAAAATTAATATCACTGCTACTAATATGGCTACTTTGTTTTCAGCATAAAACTGTTTCAATTCTTTCATTGATTTTGGTTTTTAACGTTTGTAAATCTGTGATTTGGACTTCAAAAAAGCTATCTAACTGCCCTTTATCTAAGAAACTGTGATATAAATTGATTTTCTCATCAAGCAGTCTCTGAATAGTTAGTAGTTCGTAAATTGTTAGGTTCATGATTAATGAGGTGTAGGATGCCTCTCCCCGTGTTTTTATTTTAGTTATTTAATCTTGCACTTCCTAAAGTATTACTAATGATAATGCCATTATTTAACTTGATTGCTGCGAGTCTAAGAAATTGACCATCTTTTATGCAAGTATTTTCAATAGATACAATTATTGCATTAAATGAAAAATTGCCAGTAATAGAGTTGTAAATGGAAATTTCATCATTAACTCTAAATGAATTTAATTGGTCTAAGTTGTTTCTTTGAAATTTTGTTGTGTTCATTGTGTTGTGATTTATAACTCAAAACTATCCCTTTATCATCAAATAAAAAAATATTTTTTATATTTATTTTTTACTATATTTGCAATTCACCAAACATATTTAAAACATGGAAGAAAAGCAAAGACAGAAACCTGGAAGGAAGAAACTCCCCGAAGATCAGCGTAAGTTAATAGTTACGGCTTATCTCACCGCTGATGAAAAACGTATTATAAATGAAAAATACGGGAATTTATCTAAGGCAGTACGTACATTATTAAATAATAACTAAAAAAGCAGCAATGAAACAGGAACTCATTAAAGCACAAGACGCTCTCTCATTAGGCGAAACATTCCATAAATCAGGAATGTTCTCAGACATCAAATCCGCCTCACAAGCAGTAGTTAAAATAATGGCAGGTGCTGAAATGGGCATCTCACCATTTCAAGCCATGAGCGGAATCCATATAATCCAAGGCAAACCAACCATCGGCGCAGGACTCATGGCATCAAGAGTCAAGGCATCTGGCAAGTACAATTATCGTGTAACTGAGATGTCAGACACAATTTGCACAGTAGAATTCACCGAAAATGGGCAGTCAATCGGGGTATCAACATTCACCATCGAAGATGCTAAGAAAGCAGGAACAAAGAACCTTGACCGATTCCCACGAAATATGCTATTCGCTCGTGCTATGAGCAACGGAGTGCGTTGGTACTGCCCAGATATCTACGAAGGCCCAGTCTACGTGCCTGAAGAAATGCAGGAGCCTGAGCATCCGATTCAGACACCCAAACGCATTCTTGATGAAGAGCAATGGTCAAAACTCATTGAATCGGTTAAATCGGGTAAAAACTACGATTGGGCAATCGAAAACGTAGAGATGACACCCGACCAAAGAGCGGAGTTAGAATCTGCCAATTCCAATAACATAGTATTATGAAACGATGGAAATTCCGACTCATTTGGTCATTGATTACATTACTAACCGCTATGATTTGGGCGGTAATAATCACAAAAATATGGAACTAACAACACAAGAAAAGGGTTGGCTGCGCATGGCAGACATGAAAAACACCCTATTTGATGAACTCCAACGGGCTGAACTTCAGGTTCAGTCCACTCTTGAGGAAATCACCACAGAGAACCTCAAATCTGCTAAATCCATCATGGCAGGAGCCAAAGACAAACGTATGGCGTTCACTGGCATGATTACGGACAAGCTGATAAATGCTGCAATGGACTACGAAAAGCGTATGCAGAATGTGATTAACGCTGCTGCGGTGGTAGAACTTGAGATGAGGAAGAAACAAGAAGAGGAAACATTACAGGCTCAAGCACTAATCAACGAAGAAACTGCACTTCGTAACCACATCACCAATGAGTATTTCCGCATAGCTGCGGAGAATCGGTTGAACTACCAGAAGGGTATTGATGCATCCTATCGGAACTGCCTTGCAAATCGGGTACCTGTTGAGAAAATACCTGCAATGATAGCAGATATGAAACGAATACTATCACTATTTGAGGTACCTGAGATGGCTAAATTTCAGCGTACATTGATATCCGATGAGAGGGCATTGCAGATATTTCAATCCATTGAAAAGTATGATCCTAAGATGGATTTAATGCGTTATCAATCCGAGGCTGAGAAGAAGTGGGTAAATTATGAGATGGACTTAGCCAATGCCGATGTAGCCATCAAGGCTCTTGAGAAACAAGCAGCAGAGAGAGAGGCTGAAATAGCACAAGAGATAGCCATTGAGACGGCTACGAATACTTTGATTGCCCAAGCTGAGACAATTACCCTTGAAACGCCTAAAATTAAACGTGAGGTTAAAATTATAGTAGTCGAATCTGAGGCATGGGCAAAAGCGGTGATTGTAAACTTTATACGTGTATTCCCCGTGGATAAGTTACGTGTAAAGTCTTGGAGTAAACTCACTTTAGCTCAAATGGCTGAGGCACTCGCTAAGTCTGGAGCGGAATTGCATAACCTTAAAACTGAAGAAGTATGCAAGTGAGTAATATCCAGTACTATAGAAACAATTTCGAGGCTTACAATACGATGAAGGGATATTCATACTCAGGTATTACCAAAGGGGCAGGATTTATTCCATCTGCAAAGATGCGCCTTGGTACTGCGGTGCATGAGTATCTCCTTGAACCTGAGAATTATAACCATGAGAATAGGGATATCGTAGTGCCACTTGCAAACGCAGTACGGGCAGAATTAGGAGGTTTATTACCGTTCCTTGATACTGAGTTATCAGTTTATGCAGAGTTTGAAAATAACAGTCTTATATTGCCTTACAAGGGCAGGGTTGACATGGTAAGAACTGGTAAAATAGTCTTAGATTTGAAAGTATCACAAGTCCCTTTGCGAAATTCAATAGCATTCTTTGGATATGGTAACCAGGTTAATGGGTACATGGCAGCCACGATGTGTGACTATGGTATGATTATCCGCATTGACCCCAAGACATCAAAGGTTGAGAAGAAAATGATACCAAAAGACCATTTATGGTGGGAAGATCAGATTCAACGGTTAGGAGTTCCTAAAGAAATTTATTAAACATCAATAATTATGAGTCAGTTATTTACAGGCAGCATCTGCGTTTCAGACATCGACAAAAGCAAATTAACACAAGCCAAGAACGGCAAACTCTACTTATCCGTAGACATTTGGATTAATGACCAAGCTGATAACTACGGCAATACTGGTAGTATTTCAGTCCGCCAATCCAAAGAAGAAAGGGAGGCAAAGACCAAAAAGAGCTATATTGGTAACCTGAAGCCCGTTGAAAAATCCAATAGTGCAGCACCTATAAATGATTTACCTTTTTAGTATGTTCAATCTGTGATTTACCCTCGGTGTGTCTACATCGGGGGATTTTTAACTATTTATTATGAAAGAACGATATAACGCAGCACATAAAGCATGGTTTGAAGAACAATATCCAAATGCTTGGAAGGATGGACTTTATTCGCCTCCACCGGTGCCATCAGTAGCTAAAGCCAATGGATTGACGAAGTATATCACAAACTTTCTATTCTGGAAAGGTCACAGAGCAACACGTGTAAATGTTCAAGGCAGGATCGTAAAGGGTAAATGGATTTCGTCAACAACAAGGAAAGGAACTGCGGATATTTCAGCGACAATCAAAGGTAGATCAGTCATGATAGAAATTAAGGTAGGTTCAGACAGACCAAGACCAGAGCAGTTACAAGAGCAGGAAAGGGAGAGGCGAAGTGGTGGTATTTATGAATTCATAAGGACTGCAGATGAGTTTTTGGAACTTTATGATAAAGTTGTAAATTTGTGATGAATCTGATGACGTGAAACCCATCAGGTAATAAAAAACATTAATGCCCAAAATGGCAGGGAGGTTGCGCAAAAGCGTTTCCGGTTTCACCCCTGCTGTTTTGGGTTTCTTTTTTTATGCAAGTATGTAAAAAATGCGGAAGTACAAACATCATTTTACAAGATGTTGAATTCAAACAATTTTTTGGATGCTATGATTGTGGTGAACATGGTAAGACTTACGATTATGGTGTATGTTGTAAGTCAGAAAATCTAACACATATCATGGTTGAGCAATCAAATGGCTCTTGGGTTAGAAAAACCGCTTGTAAGAATTGTAAAATAGTAAAAGGAAAAGCAATCCCAAAGGGTACAGACTACCAAACATTACCACATTTGACAAAAGAAAGACGTGAAGAATACCAAAAAAATCATGATCGTGTTTCTAATCTGTATTACGAAATAGTAAGACAATTTAATGAAGAATTAAAAAGAAGAAATCAACTTGAATGGAAAGCCATTTATGATACTTACATAAAATCTGAAAAGTGGAGGCAGAAAGCTGCCATTGTTAGAAAAAGAGATAATAACATTTGCCAAGCGTGTTTATCTGCTCCTGCACAAGCCGTACACCATTTAAGTTATCGTAATTTAACAAATGAACCATTATTTGAATTGGTATCTGTTTGCCATGCTTGTCATTCCCAAATACATAACCATTAACTTTACTACCCGATGATAGAACAATATTATAACGATTACGCAGAGTTAGGGTTATTCCCCATTGGTGTTAATTGGGATGCAGAGAAGAAATCAACTTACCACCCAGTAGGATGGGAGAACGCAACGGAATTATTCCCCTTAAATAATACCCATAATGGATTAATGGTCAGAATTGATGATGACTATGGATGCCTTGACTTTGACCTAAAGAATACCCAAAATAAGGACATATTTAACCAATGGAAGGCAATCGTAATAAATACAATGCCTGATGTATATGATAAATTATACATTGAAGAAACACGAAATAAAGGGTATCACGTTTGGTTTAAATACACAGGACTAACGCATAAAACAGGCATAGCCAAATCTGAGGAAGGTGCTGAAGTCATCGCAGTTTACTGCAAACGTAAACTGATTTACACATACCCTACTCCAGGGTATTCTCTTTACCACCAATCAATGGAGGATGTTGGGTACCTGACATCAAAGGAATACCAATACTTAGTTGAGACAAGTCAGCTATTCAATGAGTATAAACCAAAATACGACCCAAATAAGAAGGCGGTAAATTACCCAATAGAACATCAAGATGTTCTGATGAAATTCGATAAAGTGCTATCTGATGAGAATTTTACTCAGATACTTAATGAGATAGGTCTTGAGCAAGTACATGATTTTAGGTACAAGCAGAAAGATTCGTTTGTGGCATTTAGACGTAAAGGATCAGAGGCTTTATATTCTGCAAAAGTTTATTATAAAAGTAAAAGAATGATGCTATTTACGGCATCAATGCCAGAATACCCATCGTGGCACGATAAAGAAGAATATAAAATATGGTCTCTTCCCCCATCGTTTATCTTGTTTTATAAGAATGATAGAGACTGGGATGCAACTGTTGAAGTATGCAAAATGATACTTGATGCTCAAGGCGAAGAATTACCAATAGTGGAAAATGAAATAAAATTTCCATTAGATGTATTTCCTAATGTTATAGCTAAATCAATCCTTGAAGTTTCAGAGGCAAGATCACTTGCTCCTCAATTTGTTGCCACGGCAGGACTTTGGACAATAAGCAGTTTAGCAGGAGATAGGTATTTTTCTGATTTCAATGGGGATGGGAAAAACATACTTTTCTGCTTAATGATTGCTCCAGTCTCTGTTGGTAAAACTCCTGCTTATAAAGTAATGTGTGAAACACCACTAAAAAGAATACAAGAAGAAGGTGATAAAAAGTTTAACGAAGAATTAAAGGAATGGATATTAAAAAAGTCTAAATCACAAAAAGACAAACAATCTTTTGATGAGCCAAGACCAAAAAGATATATCCCAATAATTGTGGATGGTACTACTGAAGGCTATATAAGTAAATCTATGCACCAAAAAAATGGTATGGGTGTATACCAAGATGAAGCCGAAACTATTTTAAACGCAGGAGGTTACAAGAAAAGCAATGATTCAATATCATTCTTTACACAGGCTTTCTCTGGTGGCAGGATTACACAAATACGTGCAGATGAAACACTTGAAAGGGTTGTACCTAACCTTAATTTAAACTTACTTATGGGTACTCAACCAAGCCGATTGAAAAATATATTTACTGATGATAGGCTTGAGAGCGGATTCGCATCAAGGTTTTTAATGGTTGATTCTGATTACATTTTATTGAATATTGATGAAGACCCATTCAGCCAAAAAAAGGAGATGTGTAGTGAATGGGTTCAGATAGTTGAAGACTTGTATTCCATTGGTTATCAATACAATAACGATGTTTTAGTAAAGCAAAGGATTAGGATAACTGAGGAAGGTAAAAATGTTTTTAGGCATTACAATAAACAAATAAAAGGTGAGGCAAATAATCGAATAAAAAACAAATCAGAAGGATTTATCATGGGTACAGAGGCTAAAATGTCCGCATACCTTCCAAGGCTTTGCCAAGTACTTGCAATTATGAATGATATAGTAAACCCAATAATTGATGATAAAACAGTACACAATGCATACAGATTGTACAGATACTATGCAGAAAACACAATTAGGATTATTGGTGGACTAATTAATGAAATTAACACAGGATTAAATAAAGAATCACAAAAACTTTATGATCTGCTGCCTGATGAATTTACATCTAAACAAGCAAAAGAGATTTGTAAAATAAATAATTTACCAGAACGTAAGTTTGAAATTACAATGAAGAAAAAGGATTTCGCAAGTATGTTTAAACAAGAAGGAAGGGGTAAATTTAGCAAAATAGTGCCATAAATGCCAAAGTTTTACACCATTTACACTAAGTTTACACCTATTTGGTGTAAAAGCAAACGCAGTCCCACATTGAGTTTGAGGCACTTTTACACCATTTACACTAAAATCTCTATTAATATATATTTATATATATATATATTATATACAAAAATGGTGTAAATGGTGTAAAACACGCTGAAACGCAGTCCCACATTGGTTTTCCTTTTACACTAACATGGTGTAAATGTGGTGTAAATGGTGTAAATGCGGTGTAAAAAAAATATTTCGCCATAAATATCCAAATCTGATTAATTTTGTTTAAATGGCAAAGAAAGGCTTTTACATACGGCATAATACAAAAGACAATAGCATAATGCTCAATGTCTTTGTAAGCGATTTTAAGGCGTATTTAGACACTTTGCAAACAAATGATGGTTGGGTTAAGCTAAGGATATTTGAGAGGCAAGAAGTGGATGCTAAAGGCTTCACGCATGATATGCAGGCGATACAGATGAAAACTGAAAACTGATGGGGAAAAAGACAATATTGCACAATGATTTGAAAAAAGAGGCTTTCATCAAAGCGTTTCAAAATAACTATGGAAATATAACTCAATCCGTTGAGGCTGCTGGTGTTTCAAGGGGGATGTATTATCAATGGGTAAAGGATGATCCCGAATTCCTTGCACGTATTGAGGCAATCGAACCAAAGGAGATAAAGAAGGATTTCATTGAAAACGCACTTCTCAAGAAAATCCGTGAAGGCGATACCGCTGCCATCATTTTTGCAAGTAAAACGCAGCTGAAGGATAGAGGGTACATCGAACGACAGGAATTGACTGGAGCCGATGGCGATAAATTGGGAGCATTCACAGTAGAAATCATCAATGGGGCAACCGCTGAAAATACAGACAAGTAGAGTATTCGAACTATTAAAGGATTCGTCTACCCGTATCACTGTGATGCAGGGCGGATCACGTTCGGGTAAAACGTACAACATAATCCTGTGGTTTGTTATTAAACTTTTACAGGAACGTGGCAAAACCCTTTCGATTGTGAGGCAGTCACTTCCGAGCATTAAGGGTTCGGTGCTGCGTGATTTCATTGAGATTCTGCTCAAGATGGGTATTTACGATGAATCGAACCACAATAAGACCGAGCAGACTTACAATCTCAATGGGAACCTGGTTGAGTTCGTTTCCGTTGACCAACCGCATAAAATACGTGGTCGTAAACGTACCTACTTATTTATGAACGAATGCACCGAGATGTCTTATGAGGCATGGGTGCAGCTTACAATGAGGACTGAGGGTAAAATTGTTCTCGACTATAACCCATCAGATGAATATCATTGGGTATTCGATAAAGTAATCCCAAGGGATGATGCTGATTTCTTCATTACCACGTACAAAGACAATCCATTCTTGCCGAAGGAACTCGTGGCTGAGATTGAACGCCTCAAGGATGCAGACGAAAACTACTGGCTTGTCTATGGATTAGGGCAAAAGGGAAATCAGAACGATACTGTTTACACCCATTGGAGGCCAGTGACGAAGATGCCTGAAGGTGAGACCGTTTACGGCTTGGACTTTGGATTCAACAACCCCTCCGCTATGGTTAAGGTGGTATTTTATGATGGTGGTATTTACGCAGAGGAGATGCTCTATGAAACTAAGCTAACAACAAATGACCTTGTAGAACGTATTAAGAATCTTGGTATTTCAGCATACGATGAGATATTCTGCGATTCAGCCGAGCCGAAGACCATTGAGGAACTTGTGAGGAATGGGTTTAATGCGAAGCCTTCAAATAAAGATGTGTTTGTTGGTATTCAAAAGATAAAATCTTTACCTTTCTTTGTGTTGGATACATCAGCCAACTTAATCAAGGAACTGAAGAACTATAAGTGGAAAACGGATAAGAACGGCAAACGATTAGATGAGCCTGTGAAATTCATGGATCACGCAATAGACGGACTTCGATATAGTGTATATACGAAATTAAACGCACCTCAGTTGACCTGGGGTATAATGTAATCATATGGGTATTTTAGATATATTCAAAAAGAAAGGACTCAATCCGAATATCGGAGCGCAAAGAGAAGTACAATCCGTTAATGGTGTTGTACTTCAGCCGTTTTACTCAGAGGCATATGTGACTGATGGATACATGGGTAACTCCGATGTTTACTCAATCGTTACCTTTCTTGCACGGAAAGCGGGGTCAATCCCTTGGTACGTTTACAAGATGAAGACAGGAGAGAAGGCAAAGACATCATTGGAACGTTATAAGCAACTCTCAAAGGGTCTGCACAATAAAGGTGCGTTTGAACGTGCCTTGATGGAGAGAAAGAACGCCTATGAGGAAAACATGGTGACTAATTCACCTTTGGCTAAGTTATTGGAGAAACCGAATCCACAACAGGCTCAAGACCAGTTCTTTCAGAACTTGTTTGGATATCGGATATTGAGCGGTGAGGGTAACATCTACGGGAACGATGGAAACATTGAGAATGGTAAATTCGTTGAGCTAAACGTTCTGCCCACTCAGTTCCTTGAGATTTACCCTGATCCGAACGACCTTTACGGGTTATTAGGTTATAAACTCATGGTGGCTCAAGGTATCAACATACCAAAATCGAATGTCTGCCATTGGAAGTCATGGAATCCAGACTTTAACGATGTGACTCGTTCACACCTTAGAGGCGTTTCACCACTGCGTTCAGCGTGGAAACTCTTGAGGATGTCGAACAACGCAGCGGATGCATCAGCTAAGATGACTCAGAATGGTGGTGCGAAGGGTGCGCTCGTTCCTCAGCCTGTGAATAACAACATCCCTCAAATGACTCCAGAACAGGCATCAATAATACAACGTGCCATCAATGAGCGGATAAATGGAACTGATAATAAAGGCTCAGTTGGAGTGATGCAATACCCGTACAACTATCTCAATTTCGGGTTGTCATCGGTTGACATGGAACTTGTGAAGACTCTTCAGATGACACTGCATCAATGGTGTCGGGTATTCGGTATGCCTATTGTGTTGTTTGATACTGACACTTCATCTTACAATAACTACACCAATGGTATGCGTGATCTCATCACTAACACCATTGCACCACTTTGTGCTGAATTAAGGGATGAATTAAATGCTTGGCTCGTTCCAAGGTTCGGTGAAAATGTTTACATTGATTTTGACATATCTGCACTCCCAGAACTCCAAAGCGACATGGAAAAGATGGTTTCTCAGCTCAAACAAGCCGATTGGCTGACCTTTGATGAGAAGAGGACTGCAATGGGTTATGAAGAAAAGGGTGGTGCTTATGCCTCATCCTATGTGAGCGGAGGCATGATGCCACTTGAGATGTCAATGATGGATTTAACTGTACCTGATGACAATAATGGAAATGGTATATGAGAAATACCCAAAAACGCAGTCTGAAAGGACTTGCATCGTGGAAAAGAGGATGATGGATGCATTAAGGGCATCATATAAACAAAAGTTGGAAAATGAACGCAAAGCAGCGGAAGGAATATTGGATGAAAACGGAGAGACTCAGAGCAGGTCTTGATAAAAAGTACTTTGAGCAGATTCAACAATCTGTTTGGAATACTTACAAGAGATTTGCTCGTGACATTGAAGTCATCGGCATTGATGCTGCACGTTCACGGCTTGGATTGGATTTGTGGGATAAGGAGATGCTCAAGATATTTGAATCACTCTACAAAGAATCAGTTTTACTATTTGGCAATAGTGTTTATCGTGCATTGAGGATTGAGGCGCAAAAAGCAGAAACCTTTGGATTTAATCGTGAGTGGACTGATGCGGTGTTGGAGTTCTTGCTAAAGCAAGGATTTGTATTGGTGGCTGATATAACATCAACAACAAAGAAGAAACTAAATGATATTGTGACGAAAGGAATTGAGGAAGGTTTAGGCGTGGATGAGATTGTGAAACTCATCCTTTCTGATGAGAACCTCGCATATTCAGCAATGAGAGCAAGGAGGATTGTCAGAACGGAGGTTATGCGGTCAAGCAATATCGGAGCAATGAAAGGAGCGGAGGCACATGGATTCTATGTAGATAAAGAATGGATATCGGCAAGGGATAAACGGACACGAAGAATACCTGAGGATGAATTCGACCACGTGCAGATGGATGGGAAGGTTGTGCCGTTTGAAGAGCCATTCACCTCAACGGGTAAGAAGGGTGAGCCTGTTGTAATTATGCAGCCTGGACAATTGAGTGATGAAAGTAATGGTATTTTTGCACCTCCAGGATTCACGATTAATTGCCGTTGCACTGTTGGATTCATTCCAAAGAGAGATGCCAATGGTCGTTTATTAAGGAAACCAAGATTAAATGAACCTCAAATTATATCATAATGCCGATTTATAGGTGCGAAAATAACAGGTACAGAATTGGAGATGGTGAATGCGTATTCACCTCAAGAGCATCAGCAGAAAGAGCCTATGCGGCTTATTTGGCTGAGGAGGAGGATGATAATGAAAATCATGAAGAAAACCACAATAATAAAAAAAGTATGATATACAATTACAAACATCAGAGCATAGACATAAAAGATGTTGATGCAAAACAGGGTATAGTCACAGGCTATTTCTCCGCATTCGGAAATATAGACTCTGATGGTGATATCATGATGCCAGGTGCGTTCAAACGTTCCATCCAAGATTGGGGACCAGATGCGAAGGGGAGGATTAAGCACCTATTAAATCATGATCCAAGTAAACCACTTGGTAAAATCATTGAACTTAAAGAGGATGGATATGGCTTGTATTATCGCAGTAAGGTAGGAACCCATAGACTTGGTCAGGATTATATAAAGATGGTGGAATCAGACCTCATTAAGGAGCATTCAATTGGTTTCAGAATATTAAGGGAGCAAAAAAACCAAGATGCAAATGAGATTCATGAAGTGATGCTCTTTGAAGGTTCTTCATTAACCGCATGGGGTGCGAATGAGGCAACCCCAATTGTGAATATGAAGTCAATAAATGATTTAGCTGAATATAAAAATCAAATTCGTAATTTTGAGAAGTTTATCCGTGATAGTGATGTCACTGATGAAACGATTGAACTATGTCTAATAAAAGTAAGACAACTCGCACAGGCGGTTGAAAAAATGAGTACCACGATGGTTACTGAAGAAGAGCCAGAGCAGGGAAAAGAGATAAAAGTGCCAGTGGACTCATTTATAAACATTATAAAAAACATTTAACAATGGAAGAATTAAAGAAATTTGAGGATGCTCTTGCATCCAAACTGGCGGAGCAAAAAGCTGCCGTTTCAGCAGAAAACGAAAAGGCTGCAAAAGCCTTCGAAACACGCATTGAGCAAATCAATGAGCAACTTGTAAAGAACAACCAATCTCTTGAAGAGGCTCGTAAAGATGCCCTTGAAGCTAAAGCAGCATTGGGTAAAATCAATGCAAAGACTGAAAGCAAAGTAGCTACATCTTACGCAGAGCATATCAATGCAATTAAAGCAGAGATTGCTAATGTAATCGAGAAAGGTTACAATGAAATCAAAAATGCTGCACGTACTAATGGTAAAGGTTTCTCAGCAGACCTTGACCTGAAAGCAGTTGGCACAATGACCATTGCAAACAACCTTACAGGTTCTGTTTACACATCTTACGTTGACAATCCTGCTCTGCGTTCATTCGTGAATCCGCACCTCAGAAGCGTTTTCAACATCATCCCTGTTAGCACAGGTTCAGTATCTTTCCCACGTGGTAATACCCCTGTTGGTGAAGGTTCTTTCGGTAAGCAAACTGAAGGTTCTGCAAAACCTCAAGTTGATTATGACGTAACTGTTGTAAACACTGCTTTGTCATTCATCGCAGGTTACGCTAAGGTATCTCGTCAGATGATTGATGATTTGCCTTTCCTTCAGGCTTACTTGCAGCAGTCACTTATTGAGGACTTCCAGAAAGCTGAAGATACCTACTACCTGAATGCAATTGCTGCATCAGCTACCGCAGGTTCTTCTTCTGGTGCTAACACCGCAGAGAAGTTCATTGATTATCTTGCACAACTTGGTGCAGCGAATTGGACTGCTAACCTCGCATTGACTACTCATGCAGGTTGGGCAGGTTTGTTGAAAACCAAGCCGTCTGACTACTCAGTACCTGGTGGAATGGTAATAGACCAAAATGGTAATGTACGTATCGCAGGTGTACCTGTAATACCTCATAGCCTTGTAACTGCATCCAAGATTTATGTAATGGACTCTACAAAGTTTGCCATTGCTCAACAATCTGGTCTTGCGGTTAGGTCTACTGAGTTCGATCAGGACGACTTTATCAAGAATCTCATCACTTTCCGTTGTGAGGCTCGTTGTGAACTACTTCAGTTCCAACCTGGCGCAGCAGTTTACGGAGCAATCTAAATCCTGTTTCATTCTCATACGGGGGAGGTGTTAAAGCCTTCCCCTATTTTTGTTTTTATGCCATATTCATACGATTATTTTAAAGAAGAGTTTTTCCACCACATGAAATCTACTTTCCCTGTTGGAATGTATATTTTGGATGTAGGTGCAGGGTCTGGTCAGTATGGTAAAAATCTAAATAGTAAATTTGAGATTGATGCTCTTGAAATATTTAGACCATATGTTGAGGAGTTTGATTTAAAGTACGTTTATGATAATGTGATTATAGGTGATATAAGGGAGTTTGATACTAAAGGATATGATTATGTAATCATGGGTGATATCTTGGAGCATTTGACATATGATGAAGCCACAGAGGTATTAAATGGCATTAAATGTAAATATATGTTTGCCGTACCCTATAAAATGAAACAAGGCGAAGTAAATGGCAAAATACATGAAACGCACCACCAAGATGATTTGACACACGAATTGGTTTTGGAAAGATATAAAGGTGTTCGGTGTCTATTTAGGAATTTGGACTATGGCTATTATGTAAACTATTAACTATGAAAATACTTGCATCCATTCATTTATATCCACCTCAACACAATTGTGGTGCAGAATATATGTTGCATGGAATACTAAAACACTTACAATCAGAAGGGCATCAGATTAAAGTATTACTACATCAGGCGAATCATTATAAAATAACAAATAATTACGTTTTTGATGATATTGATGTATTCCCACCGAATACAAATGTCATTGATGGCTTAATGAGATGGTCAGATGTAGTATTTACCCACTTGGATTATACAAGATGGACAATTCACACCGCTAAACTATATCGGAAACCAGTATTTCACCTTATACATAATTCTCATCCGTACCCTGAGATTATTGATGCTGAAAATAAGCAGCACATTATTTATAATTCTTTGTGGTTAAAAGACCTATTGAATTACAAATATCCTAATTTTGTATTAACCCCTCCTTGCGATTATCGTTTCTACGATACTAATACTGACACTTCCAAGAATACTTTCATTACACTTATAAACTTAAACGAAAACAAAGGGGGGAAGGTCTTTGCAGATATTGCCCGTGCGATGCCACATAAACGATTTTTAGGTGTTCTTGGTTCTTATGATGAGCAAGTAACCGAAAATCTGCCAAATGTGGTATATGTGAAAAATAGTCCGAATATACTTGATGCTTATAAGCAGACTCGTATTTTATTAATGCCTTCGGATTATGAGAGTTGGGGCAGAACGGCAACAGAGGCAATGTCAAGCGGTATTCCTGTGATTTGTACTGAGGCGGACGGTTTGAAGGAAAACTGCGGTAAGGCAGGTATATACATTAAAAACAGAACCAATGTTAAGGAATGGGTTAGACGAATTACTGAACTTGATGAAGAAAAAGCCTATCAAGGAGCATCAAGAAAAGCAAAAGCAAGGTCAAGAGAACATGATCCGAGAGAAGCACTCAACAACTTTAGCACTTGGTTCAAAGAAAAAGTACAACAATGGTATACATAAATAGCGTAGTAATTCAAGCCGATGCCGTTGCAGAGCCTGTAAGCAGGACTGATGCAAAGAATTGGATGAGGATTGACTATACCACCGATGATACTTTAATTGACAATCTTATCTCAGCAGCAAGACAACATCTTGAGAAATTAACGGGAAGGTCATTTGCGAATAAGCTGATACAAGCCAATGTTGAATGCACTGGTAATAATCCACGTGTATGGATAATTGATTTACCTTATTCTCCTTTAGTTTGCGTTAATAGCGTTACAATGAAAGAGGGTATCAATGATAATGAGACTTTGACTGCAAATGATGACTATGAGGTGATTGGGGGCAAGTTGTGGTTGTATATCCCAGGTACGTACACAGTTACATATCAGGCAGGATATGGAACACTCCCGAATGATTTGAGGAATGATATACTTACTTTAGTTTCGTGGATGTACGAAAACAGAGGCAAGAAGATGAATGCTGATCCAAGGCAATCTATTTCGCAGTATCCTTCATGGGAAGGACTTAATTATCACCAATACAGGCAAGTAGTTATATAATGGCTAAAGGTTTTAACATAGAGGTAAATGACAGAGCAATTAACAACATACTTAAAAAGTATAAAACACTTGTTAATGATGCTGCCATTGAGATTGATATGGAATTAGCTGCTCATGGTGAGGATATGGCAAGGAGTGCAAAGAATCTTGCTCCTGTTGACACTGGAAGACTTAGAGCATCCATAAGCCTAAAGAAAGACCAATTCATGAGTTATCAGCTTGTTGCACAAACAAAATACGCTGCATACCACGAATTTGGTACAGGTACATTGTATGAGGCACCTGAATATCCTGAATGGCAAGATTTGGCATCAAAGTTTAAAGGAAAGGGTATCAGACCTGTGAACATCCCTGCAAGACCATTCATGCGCCCATCAATTTTGGCTTACTGGCCTAAATTTAAAACAAGAGTTATTGAGGTGCTAAAAATGTATAAATGAAAGACGCATCAAATAACATACGTGTAATTTATGTAAACGCCTTAAATGGTAACTTGTCTTACAATGGGCAAGATGTTCCCGTTTATGGACAGACACCATTTCGGACTACTCCGAAAAACTATGTTGTAATTTCCTCCATTACGGAATCAGCAAATAATAATAATCAGTATTTCGGGAACATTGTGGATGTTGTGATTGATATTTTCAGCGAACAATATCGTATATATGATAATTCGATTGTAGATAATATCTCATCACAAATATTGAACATATTAATTCCTGATACTGCGGTGGATGGGTTTAGTGATGCTGATTTTGTGGTATATCCAACGGCAAGAACTTCATCAACATATTTACCGCTACAAGACGGAGATAATTTTGTTGCTCGTAAGATAATAACAATTAGTAATTTAGTAAATCAAAAATAGAATACAATGCCACAGCAAATTTTAGGGTCAACACAGAATGTTGAAATAGATGTTTTGGGTAGTACTGCTTACAAGCCTCTGGTTTGTTTGCGTACTTCATCAGTTAACACAACAATGGATGCAACAGTTGAGCAAACCAATTGCGGAGTTCTGACTTCACCTTCAGAGGCTCAAATGACAGTTGATTTTGATGCAATTTGTGAGGTTAACCCAGGTGCATTTGCCACTCCTTCAATTTCTTATGAAGACTTGATAGGTGTAATGGTTAACAAAACATTAGTAACTGTTAGAGTACAAAGTCCTGTCTTTACAGGTTCAAGTGCAGGTGCGGTTTACTACCATCAATTCGCAGGGTACATCACTGATTTGACTTTAAATCAGTCTACCACCGAATTCATCAACTTCAGCGGAACTATCCAATCTTCAGGAACTCTTGATGTAACTGTATAATATGAACTACTGCACTATAACTATAAACGGCACTAAGACTGGCATTAAATTCGGCATGGCATCATTTAGGTACTTAGGTGATGGAAAACTTGTTGAAGGCAAAACACACAAGGGTGATGAACTTAATGAAATCGGGATTGCTCATATTCTTTATTCTGGATATTGGAATAACTGCATTGTAAAGGATGCAGAGCCTGAACTGACTTTCTCCGATTTTGTAGACTACATAGAATCCAATTTGCGTAATGAAGAGGCAATGATTGAGATAAGAAACGCATTGGAGATATGGACTACCAATGAGTTCATTAAGCAAGTCACTGAGCCTGAAGCAAAAAAAAAGACTTCACCTTCGAAGAAATTGAAGCCTACGCCTTCGGTGAAATGATGCTTTTGCCTAATGAGTTTTATAAGATGTCTCCGAGGCATTTTTCACTAATGCTCAAAGGACATCAAGAAAAGAAGGTGGATGCTTACAGACAGACGAGGCTATTGATGTTTACGATGGTTCGTTTGCATGGTGATCCGAAATCTTCACCTAAATCACCAGAGGCGTTGTGGGAATTGCCTGGGGATGAGGTCAAAGGGATGTCAGATGAAGACTATCGGGAAATATTTAAAAGATTGGTTAAATGAATGAAGATTTTATATTTCGGCTTGGTGCGGATGTAAGTTCATTTACCAAGTCTATAACCGATGTTGAGAAGGAACTTGACTCAGCACGTAAAGCCATTAAAGGTGCTTTAGGTGATGACCTTGTAAAAGGTAACCAATATGTTCAAGACCTTGAGCAATCCTTAAAAGATTTAAGGTCTGTTGGTGTTCAGGTACCTGGTGCAGCAAAGGCAGCTACTGAGATAAAAAACGTTGCTCCTGCTGCTCAGAAAGCGCAGAACACACTCACGGGATTGTCAGGTGTTGTAAGGGATTTACCATTCGGATTTGTTGCGATACAGAATAACTTACCAATTCTTATTGACCAATTCTCTGCTTTAAGTAAGACAAGTGGTGGTGTAGGTGGAGCATTAAAGGGGTTAGGTAGTGCATTAGTAGGCCCTGCGGGAGCAGCATTTGCCTTTGGAGCGGTTGTTTCCGTAGTTACTGCATTAGTGCAAAAGTATGGTAGTCTTTCTTCTGCTATTAGTGAAGTGCTTGTATTACAGAAATCTCAAAAGGATTTGACCAATGAGTTAAATACCTCTATTGGTAAAACTGTAGGAGAGGCACAAGCTGAGATAAATACTCTCAATAACCTCACTAACATACTTACTAATACCAATAGCACACTAAATCAAAGAAATGGTGCTTATGAGGAACTCAATCAAAAGTATCCAGGTTTATTATCCAATCTAAGCAAAGAAGAGATTGCATCGGGTAAGGTTAACTCAGTCATTGCAGGTCGTATAGCCTTATTTGCAAAGGAGGTTGAATTAAATGGTAAGCGGTCTGCACTTGAAAAACTAATTGGGCAAGAGGCTGAAAAGTCTTATACTTCATTAAGTAAATTGGCTAATCAGTCATTTCTTGATGGTCTGACGGCTGAACTTCAAGGTGTTTTACTTGGATTCAACGCAGGAACTGCGGGGTTACAAGTATTTGCTCAACAAACACAGAACGGAGCGAAAGCAACGCAATTCTTTGAAGGTGTATTAAAAGGTGTACAAGGTGAGTTGTCAGAAACAGAAGGTGCGATAAAAACACTTACTGATGCTGAGAAGAAAAGAAAACAGGAAGAAAAGAAAGCAGCAGAAGAAGCAGCAAAAAGAGCAAAAAAGGCTAAGGCTGATAAAGATAAGCAAATAGCAAAA